TTGCAAGAGTGGTAGAGGTTCATTGTCATGCTCCTTTCGTGAGCGTTAAGGTTGAAACCACCCGCAAGCGTTTCCGCTAGCGGGCAGTGAGGTTCGCTATTCGGTTGGTTTCCCTGCTACCGACTGTCGCGCTTTCGCTTGAGGGTCGATCCTAGGTTCAGAAGATCGAATCGGAGTTTGGTGCTTGCGGTCGGGACTGTTGCTCTCGCGTGTCCGTCTCGGGTCATTACCCTGTGCCTTAGCTCTTGCCGTATCACCTTGCTCGTGACTTTCGTTCGCTCAGGCTGGCTGTCGCACTTTCGTTTGAGGGCCAGTGGCTGAGGTACCGAGCCTGCCTTCTGGGGTCAGGCTGCTTCGTGCCGCGATTCGATCTTCACTTGTCAGAGGGCCAATACGCTTGCGTGCCTTTCAGCAGGCAAGTGTTGAGGGGGGGTCAGGCTTGGGTGATGGCGAGGCTGAATCGCTCGTTGCGGATCTGGCCGAGTCGGAGTTCAGCGGCAATCTGTTCTTCGCGGGTCGCGTGGCTGGTTCGGCGGATGCGTCGTTCTTCAGCGAGCAGCGTTGCCAGTTTCTTGAAGTACGGGGTGCTTGGGAATGGGTTGGTCATTGGAGTTCCTTTCTTTGACATAGGAGCATGATGCAGCAAATGTGATGCATTGTGGGAGTTTGGCAGCGAATTAGAGCGTTTTTTTTTCCAAACGTCCTCTAGATCCTTCAGATGACCTTTTTTTTTGGGCCATAGAGCGATAGGGTCATGAGGTGGGAGGACGCATGAGCCGCGACAAGGGCAAGCGTGCAGAGCGTGAGGCTGCCCGTGCGCTGTCTGAATTGCTTGGCGTGCCGGTGCGGCGTGCGCAGCAGTACGCAGGTGGAGTGGACTCGGCTGATGTTGTTGGCGTTGATGGTCTGCACGTTGAAGTAAAGCACCAAGAGAGAATGCAGTTGTACGACTGGATCGCGCAGGCGGTAGCAGATGCAAGCGAAAGCGTTCCGATTGTTGTGCATCGTCGTAACCGTAGCGAGTGGCTTTGCTCGCTTCGTTTAATTGATCTCCTGCGATTGGTCGATACACTGCATGAGTATGTCTCAGAAACTTCCGATCACGCACTACAGCGTCTGGCGTGCTTGGAAGACGCTGCTGGAAATAAACCGAACCCGTCCGTCCATTAATCAAGTCGCGGACATTCTTAACGCTCCACGTTCTACCGTCTACCGTTTACTTGTACGACTGCGAGCAGCAGAGTTAGCAAAGTGGCAAGGCACCAAACGAGGAACGCTTTGGATCAAGGAACCAACACCCGATGACTGACAACGGATGGAGCGAGTATCAGAAACTTGTGCTGCATCGTCTTGAGGAAACGGAAAGGCGACTGCAAAGCATAGAAGGAAGGTTGCATGTGCTGAGTGGGACAGTCGACAAACATAGCGAGCGGCTCATTATGATGTCTGCTACGTTTGGATTCATCGCCGGTTTGATTCCGCTAGGTGTGACGTTGTTGTTCAAATGATTAGATGTTTGCCACTGCTATTACTCGCGTCTTGTGCTGGCCCTCGGATTATGCCATCGCACTCAACTATTGATCACGCTGCCGCAGCCGTAACCAATTCCGGTCTTGATCCTGTGCTTTCGTGGGTTGGCGCTGCTGCAACTATCTGCGGCATTGTTGCGTTGGTTGTGACAAGGGGATCACTCGGCATTCGTGCGGTTGTGATTGGCGTCGGGTTGGTCTTATTAAATCAAGCCATCGCTCGGTATAGCGATTGGCTCTTTCTTCCTGTGTTGATTGCTACAGGTGCGGTCTCGTTGACCTATGGCTATCGCACAATTCAAGAGGTGCTTCAGCGCCGCAATGGAGGTGTGAAATGATTATTGCATCATTCGCCGGTTTCCTTGGCAGCATTTGGTTCGCTGCCTTCATTGGTTGTTTAGGGTTTGGGTTTGGTTGGTGGACTGCGAGTAGGAAAAACAAATGACAACGAAACAGCAGAATCGGAAACACGCTTCAAACCTCAAGCCACAATTAGTGAACATTGAGGAACTCTCCTTTGATCCTGCTAATGCTAGGAAACACGGCGATAGAAACCTTGAGGCAATAAAGGCAAGCCTAAGAAGGTTTGGTCAGCAGAAGCCAATCGTTGTTAATGCAGACAATGTTGTGATCGCTGGCAACGGAACACTCCAAGCAGCGAAGAGTTTAGGTTGGTCAGAAATCTCTATTGTTCGAACTAAACTTAGTGGTGCTGACGCTGTTGCTTATGCGATTGCAGACAACAGAACTGCAGAACTTGCAGAGTGGGACGGTGAAGTTCTCGGATCACTTCTGAATTCTCTTGCCGAGGAAGATTTGGCTGATCTTCATTTCGACGACAATGACATAACAAGATTGCTCGGAGAAGATGCAAGGCGTGGTCATGTTGAAAATAAAGGAGGCATGACCACAACGAGAGAAGAGTACGACGCGAAGACAACAAAGGCTCTGATACTTTATTTTGATGATGATTCGTATTCAGATGTTGTGGATCACTTAGACGAAATCATGTCAGTTCATGATTTGCTTTCGCATGCCGAAGCGGTCATGTTTATGTGTCGCGGAGATTCGAATGATGCAAAGAATCTCGATAAAGACTAGAGAGATAGATCCTGAGAAGTACCTCGGTAATTACGCACAAGCATCGGACGTTTCAACTGTCATTGATGAAGATGTAGTTGTTGAGGTTGATGGTGTTGTTGTGCTGGCGTATGTTGCTAGTGTTGGTGAAGATATTGAAGAACTGAGAGGAATGCTCAATGAGCATAAGTTTGGCGTCGCACAACGCGCTAGCAGCAAGAAAGCATTCTACTCGGCCTCTGCGGTCTTCGGTTATCAGCCTAGGCTTCCACTGCGAACTGTCACGCAGAATTGTCGCATAGCATCTCTTGTTCGTAGCAACAAAGAACTCCACTCGCTCCTCGTTGCGTGGACCGATGCCGCAACTCGTGTCTACAGAGAACTCGCACCGGATGCTGCCAGCCATCACACAGAGCAAACTGCCAATAAGATTCTTGAGGAATACCGCATTCCGCGTTCTATGTTCACGAGTGGAATTGTTAACAAGAGCAATCAACTTCCATATCACTACGACAGTGGCAACTTTGTCGGGGCTTGGTCTGCGATGCTTGGGTTGTCAAAGGGTGTCAGTGGCGGATTCTTGAATATCCCCGAGTACGACATTGCACTTAAGATTAGTGACGGTTCTTTGAGTTTCTTTGATGGGCAATCAAGACTTCATGGAGTCACTCCGTTCACAAGGAATGATGCAACTGCTGAGAGGTATACGATTGTTTGGTATTCGCTCAGGAAGTTGTGGGATTGCCTTCCTTATCGAGAGGAACTGGCTCATGTCAACCAAAGGATGACGGAGCAGAATCGCATGAAGGCCAAGAAAGGAAAAAGCAAATGAGGCCGAAGATACAGATCGCTTATTTGGCAAAGGCGAAATATGGTGGATGGCCTACGTTTACTAAGCACTTGCGAGATGCGATTGAGGCTGCGGGATGCAGAGCAGTAATTCGCACCGTCGGCGCTAGGCATACTCCGATTGATTTTGGTCATGGATTGCGTGCAATCCGAATGCCTGAAGCAGCACTATTGAAATCTAAAGATCCAATACTGATTTCTGCTGCTGACAAGGATCATGTAGATACTGCGAAGAGACTCATCGGCAATGGAGCGCGAATCGTCGTTCATGATCCTGCAGAGAAACACCTTGTTGATATTCCTGCGAGCAGAACGATTGTTATACGTCGTTCAATGCACAAGAAAATAGCAGGCTCTTTCTTTATCCCTCATCCGTATGTGAGGTGCAATCCAAAGAGGAGCAAGATGTACAACGCTATTGCACACTCGCGAATTGACTTTGATAAATACACCCACTTGATTCTTGAAGCAATTGATCGCGGTGCTGACATCTCCATTATGGGAGCAGTCAATCCTCGTTATGTCTACTTCAAGATCAAAGAAAGGTGGCCGGACTTCTCGCCGCAGGCGTTCCCTCGTGATGCTGATGCAGGTGCTCATCTTTGTGCGAGAGCCGGAATTGTTGTTGATATGAGTGCAATCAAGAATGATGGAGGTGGTTCTCAGTATTCTTTTATGGAGGCTTGGGACGCTCGTTCACCATTGATCATCAACTCCAAGTGGATAGAAGAATATCCGGATGATGAGATGCAGTCTGGACACAACTGTCTCGCTGCGAAAGACGGGGAGGACATTGTCCGTTGCCTCCAAACTTTGCAGGAAGACAAGGAACTCGCGGGATCTCTAGTCATGAATGGAGAGAGTTCTTTGAAAGAACATGATCCCATCGCTGTTGGTTCTTCGTATCGTGAATTCTTGGGAGTTTGATTATTGGAAGAGATGCGTAGGGGTATCCTGAAGAACAGGCTTATAACAGCATGAGTGAAGATCAGAAAGACAAAGCACCTTGGCTCGCGCCATTCCGGTTTCAGCCCGGCCAGTCAGGCAATCCCGGCGGGCGACCGAAGGGTATGTCTATCGAGGCTCAACTGCGAAAGCGATTGTCTGAGGGGGAGGCAGGCGAGAAGATTGTTGAATCGTTGATCACGGTCGCATTGCGTCAGGCGTTGAACGGCGACTTTCGTTTCTGGAACTCCATCATCGAAAGAGTCGATGGTAAGGTAGCGGACAGGATTGCAGGTCCAGACGGTGAAGGACTTACCGTCATACTGGAGAACATCAAGAGCAGTGGCGACGATCCGACATAAGTTGCTACCGAAACAGCACGACTTCGTGAGATCGGAATCACGAGAGGTGTTGTATTCAGGTGCCTATGCAGCAGGCAAGACGCGAGCCTTGTGCTATCGCTTAGTCACACGCGCTCAGGTTTCCGGCAGTCGTGAAGGCATTTGCAGAAAGCACCTTGTCACACTCAAGGCTTCAACGCTTCGCACATTGCTTGAGCCTGATGGGAATACTCCTGCTGTGCTGCCTACAGGTTCATACACGCACAACAAGAGCGAGAAGGTGATTCGCATTCACGGCGGTGGTGAGATTGTTTACTTCGGTTTGGATGATCCGCAGAAGATTGGTTCGTACAACCTGACTGGCTGTGCTGTCGATGAAGCAGTGGAGTTGACGCGACAGGATTGGTCTATGCTCATCGGTCGTATCCGTCTTGATGTTGGCATTCCCAATTCGCTCTACGCCGTATGCAATCCCGGTCCGCCTTCACATTGGCTTGCAGAGCGGTTCGGGTTGGCATTAGGTCACGAGCCGAAGTCAGGCTGCGACGTTATCCACACGAAGACAATGGACAACTCCTTCCTGCCTCAAGACTACGTTGAGAGCCTGACTACGTTGGGTGGCGTCGCCTACCGTCGATTCGTGCTTGGCGAGTGGTGTGCGTCTGATGGGCTTGTGTACGATCGTTGGGATCGGCAGGCGCACTTGGCAGAGCGTGATGGCGAGATCAGCAACTACATTGTCGGCGTTGACGTTGGCTACAGAAATCCTACTGCTTTATTGCTTGTAGGTAGAGACAATGACGATAACCTGCACGTAGAACGCGAGTGGTACCGTACGCAACAACTAGAAGCAGACACGATAGCCAAGTGCATCGAATGGCAAGAGCGATTCGATCCGGAGGTGTTTGTAGTTGATCCATCGGCGGCGGGCTTCATTGAAGCGCTACGGGCAAGCGGGCTTCAC